TGTCAGCAACCAATGTCAAACCATTGCTAGCTCCCGTAACACGGTAGATAGAAGTGATTAGGTTGTTGAGAACTGTTTCTGTGAAGTTTCCACTTGAACCGCCCCCCGCGCCGTGAATGCTGTCGGCAGGTGTGCGGAAAGCTGCTGGAACAGGATTTAGAGCCTGAGCACTAGACTGAATCCATTTACCTAGACCACGTAGCTTATAAACAGTACCAGCTCCATCTTCTACTGCTTGCTCATTGTCAGAGCATAGAGTAGCTTCGATGTCACGCTTTAGTTCACGAATTGCTTTTGCTTCGGCCTGAGCTACTTTAGCAGGTCCAACGGAGTCAACGGCTTCCTGTAGGTCGGAAACCAGATAATCGCGACGGAACTTCTGAATGTAGTTGCCGAGACGTGCTCGCCCACTAAACTGATCGGTGAAAGTAGTAACGTCAGCTCCTTCAGCTATACCAGCAGTGCTGGGAGAAGAAAGACTGTCTACAGTCCACTCAACGTGTGTAGCGGTCGCACGGGTTTTAGATGCGGATGAAAGTACGGGTGTTTCTTCGGGAGCCAGGATGGTCAAAACATCCATTAGGTCTTCACGATTAGAAGCAGCCGAACCAGGACTTGTCGTATCAAATGTATTTGAAATCGCCATTTTATTATTTTCTAGCTAATTGTTTGGTTCTTAATGAAATGAAGTCATCTTTTCTGCCGCTTTCCTTGAAACGCGAAGATAGGTCTTTAAGTACTTTAGAAGACTTTCTCTGTCCCTGTTCTGCCGCAGCAGAGGAAGGCACAGCCGTTCTGGGAGGACTAATCTTAGGCTTTGCTGAACCTTTAGCAGGTGTGCTAGGTATAGTCTTACGTGCGTAAATATTATCTACGCCGTGAGCTATAACATAAGGTAACTCAGCCCCGAGCACAGGGTACTGCTTATAAACCTTTTGGAGATCCTTGTTAGCAGCTATGCCAAGAAATGCTTTCCTGACTTCGCTGTTCTCCTCCTTCAACCAAGCGAACTCCTCAAGTGCCTTAGCACCAAGCTCTTTTTTAAGAGACTTAGCAGTTTCAGCCTTTTGGACTTTTTTTAGTTGATCTGGAAGAAATAGATCCCTAGATTTACGAGCATTCTTTAAAGCGGATCTTACTTCCGCTTTAGTCATTTTCTTACCATCTAGCTCAGTAACTTCGTCATGAGCAGAATAATCGTCTGATTCAAATAAAACATCTTCAGCCCATTCGATAATATCACTTATCTCCTTAGCCTTTTCTTTTAATGACTTTATATCCTTGACATCATCGAACGGATTATCTTGAACATCTTCCGTATCTTGTCTTAAAGGATCTTCTTTTAATGATTGTCTTACTCTATCAAGCTCTTCTTCTGCTGCCTTTCGTTTTGCTGTTAGTTCGCCGAAACGAGCTACAGCTCTACTACCAAGCTTATCAGCAAGATCTTTAAGCTCATCCTCAGATAAATCATCTAAGTTGTACTGTGAAAGAACGTCTTCAGTTTCCTCCTTAACAGGTTCAGATTCAGTTTCCTGAATAGTCTCCTGTTCGGATTCAACCGCCTCTTCTAGAACTTCTTCCTCTTGAACCTCCTGAGTATCCTCAGATTGTCCTCCTTGAAGGTGTCCTAAGCGTTGGAGGGCAAACTCCTCCGCTGTTATATTTCCCACTGAGTTTTGTGCGGATTCAGCGTCAACCGCGATAACTTCATCAGACATAATATTGCCACTCCTTAACGCCGAGCGATGGCGAAGGATCTATTATAACATACTTTTTTTTATGCTATAAAATGGAGGACCACCTCTTTTGCAGAGTGTCCCAATCAGTCATTTGTAGGATTTGATCGTAACTTATAATCCTACCAGATAGCTGCTGAAGATTATCGGTGCTAGATTCGTGCATCTCAGCTATGCACTCTTCTCTCAAAGAGTTTATTAGTTTAACAAATCTAGCAAAGTGTTCGTGGTGCGATAAAGCTTTAAGGTCTTCTTCTATGCTCATATTACTGCTGCATGCCTTGAGTCTGTACTTGACCCATTTGGGCTGGTTGTGTACCAATCCTACCTATTTGTGCATTTTGAGCTTGCTGTATAGCGAACTGATACTGCCCAGCGTATTTCTGAAGACGAGCAGCAAAAGCCTCATCTTCTTGTAAACGCTTTTGGACATCAGGCTGCTGGCTGTACTGCTGAATAACTTGCAAAGCCGCTTGAGCACCTGAAGGACGTGCTGGAACTTCGATTCCTGCATAAATTTTTGATAAGTCATCTGTAATATCTTTAAGTAGTTTCTCCTGTGCAACTTCAACGGGCTCAAGAACCCCATCAGCTAGCACTGGATCAACGGAACCTGCTATCAATGTTAGCAAGTTATCTACATTTATCCTTCCGTTGCGATCTAGTTGCAGGAGGGAAACCATCTGATTTAATTTATTTTCTTGTTTTTCTGGGTCAGTGTTAAGAACATCGTAACTAATTGTAACATCGAAGTTCTCATCAGCGTTACCCTTGTCGAACATTTGTGGGTCAGGTACACCTGTAACCCTAAAAAATATCTGATCAGGACCAAAACGTTGGAAACAACGGTAGCACTGAGAAACAACCTCCGCACAATGAGAAAGGAACTTGTCTACTAAGAACTGCTTTCTAATCTGCGATATAGGAGAAGCTTCATCTAGCCCAACAAGACGGTCAGCTTGTTGCTCCATAGTTTTCTCCATCTCAAGAGATCCTTGATTATACGTAGGCGTAGGACCGTAATCTATATCTCCTTTTCGACGATACGGCACATATCTTCCTGGACCCCAGTCTGTAGGAGCTTGTCCTACTGGGTGCAAAATTGGAGGGACGGTAGCAAGGCTATTTCTGTCAATACGGCTGTCTCTTTCTATTTTTATTTGCTGTTGGATTCCCCTGAGTAGATTAGGGACAGTCATCGTATCGTACAACCGCTTGCTATCCTCCGACAATCTAGTAACCACCACAGGATAATCTTCGTAGCCGTTAAGAAGCTCGAACTTTGCATAACCTGGAACGTCACCGTTGCCGCTGAACTCCTTGTGGAATACTGTGCAGTATATCCCCTCAGAGCCGTCCTCCTTGTCGATTAGACGTTGAAACCCGTAAACTATTTCTATCAGCTCTTCTGCCTCGTAAGCATTGTCCGTAAGGCTCAAAGAGCGCCGTCCCTCCTGCTCCCTTTCTATAGAATCTATGTTTACTCCTCGGTATCTATCTATGACAAAATCTACAAATGCCTCATCCCAACCGTCCGTAGCCACTTTATTTTCCAACTCTTGTGGCGTATAATATGTTTTCCAAAAGCAATAAGGTGCTCTCTGTGGATCTGTGACATACGGTGGGAAAATAAAATCTCCATCTGGGGCTAATGTTTTTACTTCTGGTGCATTTACTTGACGACGAACAACTGGCAACTCAGCAGACCCAACATCTGCAAGTTCTGCTAATGCTTTCTTTGCTCTATTTACTGTAACTCCATCAAAACTTTTTTGCAGCAAAGCAATAACCTGATCTTCGTTTTGATTCGAAATAATTAATTCCGCTAGTTGTGGATTTACTTGAGCTATCTGATTAAGGTCCAGCCTTTGCAAAAACTTCCTATCTTCTCTGTGCCAGCCAACATAGCTAATAAGGACTCCACGCTCCAGCAGGTAATTTGCACCAAGCTCCATTTCCCTATGAAACCTAGAAATGTACCCAGAGGATATCATCCACTTCAGGAAGTTAGAAACTACTTTAGATCTAGCTACATCTTGGATCTCTACAGGGAAAGCTCTAATGTTGGCCCTGGTAAGAGACGCCATAAACAAAGAAACCAAACGAGTAATTCTTTCGTCAATAACGTGAGCCTCCATATCAGAAGCACCTTCCCAGGGGAAAGCATCTGCCCCATGCTTGCGGAGATCACGACTTTTACCAGGCCAAAAGTTTCTACGATCATCGTAACTTTCTCTGCACAAATCAAAATAAGCCTCTAGCTCTACAACCGATTGGTCGTAAGCATATCGAAGAGACTCTATGTTTGGTTCAGCACTAACATACGTTAGCGACTCTGAAACTGAATCACTTTGCATAAAATCTTGGTTTAACGTCCTCTAGAAGATGCGTGACAAAACGCCTATGAGTACCTATTATATCACACATTTCATTTTGGGATATAGCTACACCGCACTCGCCCCTAACGTACCGCACAAATATCTCCCAAGCTAACAACCTGTCTATTTGTTCTTGCAAAAAAACTGGGTCTTCAACCAACTCCTCTAACGTATCTGTAGCTTTTCCCCTTTTCATCTTCTATCATCTCTATCGTAATTTTCTTGCCTCTAAGCCTGCCTCTAAGCCTCCTAGGTATTACTACAGGCACACGCATAGTTATTTCGCTTATGTAAGCAAAAACATAACTAGGGTTAGGTGCCTCTGAAGTTACTATACCTTTGTAATGCTTAGGAATGATTTCAGCTACAAAACAAGAGTCCACAAGTATTTTTTGTCCCTCTTCATCTACCCAAGTGTTTCTACCTTTGCCACTAAGCATGTCCTCAGAAAGCTTTTCTTTTGCTAAATCCATAAATTTATCAAAGCTTGAGGACATCTGAGATGCCATTTTTGTTAGTCTTACCTTTGCCATAATTAATACCCAGCTCCTATTCGAGTTGTCATCATACTTCTTGAAAGCACATGATCTGGACCATCACCACCATTTACCATTCTAAGATAGCGGATAATATCAAAGAAGTCCTTCAAAGGCTCATCTGCTTTCCCAGAAGCGTTATAGTTAATCAAAGAGTCTATTAGGTTGCCGCAGTCCTCGTGTATATAACACCTAGGTCTATTAGCAGAATCTATTGGAACATTAGGATTGTAGCTAAACCACTCGTCTATAGCACTAATGCCAATCTCCTCCATTCGTCCATCTGAAGGAATAAATGTCATGCCGCAGTCATCGAACTCAGTAAATAGATCATCGTTGTCTGAGTTTTCCTTTGCGAAGTACCTGCTATCACCTATACGCTCAAATACTTCTATGCCGATTTCATCCTCTATATCATCGAACAAATCTACGTACCCCTGAACGTTGTACCCTATTTTTTTAGATGCTGGCCCATAACGCCACTTAGGATCGCCAAATACTGCCCACTCTCCGTAATAGTTCCTGTCAGGCCACTCCTTACGAATGTACACATCGCCCTTCTCATTGACACCTGCCCATATTGCTACGTAGTTCCTAGCACCTGCTGGGTCAACTACCTGGTAGCAGGTGTACTTATTCTCATCAGATATGTCAGGGAAAGACATGCCGTACTTGTTGGGCTCCTCGTTCAGTACATTTACTTCAGTATTAAACAAGGGCAACAAAGAAGTCATGCTCTTTACGGGGATACCGTAAGCACGAACAAGTATCTCTTCCTCTGGTCTGCCTCTAAGGTCCTTAGCAATACGCTCGTAGCCACCAAAGGGATTCTCATCTGAGTGCATGTACACCACTGATGCGTCCCTAGATGGGCTGTACTGCTTGATTG